GCCTTGGTATCCCTCCTTCTGCTGCTATCACTTGTGTCAAACCTAGTGGCACTGTCTCCCAACTTGTTGATTCTGCTAGTGGGATACACGCTCGTCACAGCCCTTATTACATCCGCACGGTGCGTGGAGACAATAAAGACCCACTTACACAGTTCTTGATTGATCAGGGCGTACCTAACGAGCCTTGTGTGATGAAAGGTGACACGACAACAGTGTTCAGTTTCCCACAGAAAGCTCCAGCAGGTGCAGTAACACGTAACGATATGACAGCTATTGAACAACTAGAAACATGGCTTACGTATCAACGACACTGGTGCGAACATAAACCTAGTATTACTGTGTCAGTACGTGACTCTGAATGGGTATCTGTAGGTGCTTTTGTGTATGAGCATTTCGACGAGATGTCTGGTGTGTCGTTCCTACCACATAGTGACCATACATACCAACAGGCACCCTATCAGGATTGCGAGAAGTCTGACTATGAAACTTTGTTGTCGTTAATGCCAACAGAGATCGACTGGTCTAAACTGACAGACTACGAGAAAGAGGACAATACAGCATCAATGCAAACACTAGCTTGCTCTGGTGATTCATGCGAAATCGTAGACCTGACGTAGGTAAAGTACCTTCGCCCTGCGTACTCATCTGTCGAATAGAAGATGGTGAGTGCGTGGGGTGTAAGAGAACTATAGATGAGATACGAGATTGGATAATCATGTCTGAGTATGAACAAAATAAACTATTGCGTGAACTAGACTGGAGAAAGAATGTACGTGATCATAAGCCGTGACCAATGTAACTTTTGTGATAGTGCCAAAGCCTTGTTAAAAGGAAAAGGGTTACCATATATAGAATACAACATACAGTCACCCAGTAGTAAATGGTTACTGTACTTATTAAAGAGGTCTAGCATTACAACTGTTCCTCAAATCTTTAACACAAAAGGCACATATATTGGTGGCTATACAGAACTGAAAGAGTGGTTAGATGACAAAGGTCAGAAAGAGTTTTAATCGTGCTTTGTATGAGGCATACGACGAAAAGGCTAAACAGGCTCTGGTGTCGTACTTAATTAAGAAGAAGCATGAGATTGTAAACACCGAAGAGAACTACTTTGTGGATGTAATCTCTCAGAAGCATGGCTACACTTATTTTAATGAGGCAGAGGTTAAGGTAGCATGGGATGGGGACTGGCCTAGTCACTGGACAGAGATACGCATTCCTGAACGAAAACAGAGGCTCTTAGACAAGTATGAAGGACAGAATGGTGTTCTTAATTTCTATGTGTTCCGTAAAGACTTGAAGAAGGCATGGAGAATTAAAGATACCTTACTAACCAAAGACAGCCTTAAAGAGGCTAGGGGTAGAAATATACGTAAGGGCGAACTGTTCTTTCATATACCTTTTACCGAAGCTGAACTTGTGAGTGTTTAATGGATGACTTCCCCGAAAAACCTAAACGTACCCGACGAAAAACCAACTATAAAGGCGCAGAGAAAAAGCAAACTTCTGGTCTTGTGCCTAGAACAGATCGTCAAAAGGAACTTATAGATGCTCTTAAAACACACAGTCAGGTCTTTATCCTTGGCCCTGCGGGAACTGGGAAAACGTATGTTACGGCGACTTATGCTGCCGACCTCTACACGACGAAAGAGATTGATAAAATCGTCATCACAAGACCTCACGTTGCCGTAGGTAAAGAGTTAGGGTTTCTTAAAGGTGACTTACAGGAAAAGACAATGCCTTGGGCATTACCTGTGTTAGACGTATTGGAGAAACATCTTGGGAAAGGAACTGTCGAAACTGCAATCAAGAATGGTAATATTGAAATGGCACCTCTTGCACTTATGCGTGGGCGTAGTTTCGATAATGCCTTCATAATTGTCGATGAAACACAAAATATAACGACACATGAGCTTAAGATGCTCTTGACACGAGTAGGTGAAGACACCACTATAGTACTTAATGGTGATGTACAACAGTCAGACCTGAAAGAAGCTGATGGTCTGTCTAAGGTTATTCACCTAGCAAAGAAACATATGTTGCCTGTACCGATCATTGAGTTTGGTGTAGATGACATTATACGATCCGACATCTGCGCACAGTGGGTGAAAGTCTTTATGAAGGAGAACCTGTGATGGAAACAATATTCTATGGTGTATGTATCGCTATTTGTGGCTTTGTAATGGGCCATGTTGTTGGTTATGATAAAGGTCATGACGATATGGAAAAGATTTACAAAGATGTTTATAGTAACAAGGAGAACTTATGATAAGTGGAAGTGAGATGCCCGACAATGTAAACAACCCTGCACACTATGGTACTGGTGCTATTGAGTGTATTGAGTACATCAAAGACTTCCTTAACGATGAAGAACTGACAGGATACTACCGTGGGAATGTAGCCAAGTACTTACACCGATGGCGATACAAGAATGGAGTAGAAGACCTTAAGAAAGCCCGATGGTATCTAGAAGCATTAATACAACAACAGGAACGCAAATGAGTGTAATTGAAGGTCTACTAATTGCAAGTATGGGATTTAATGCTTGGGCATTATACCGTATAGGTAAAGTAGAGAAGGATATAGAAATGCTGTATGAAGGTACGGCAATGTGTATGAACAAATTAGGTCTATCCGAAGAGTAGACACAAAAAGACCCCTGAGTCCAACTAAGGATTCAGGGGTTTAGTTTTATGCAGAGTATGGATATTCTTATTCTTTACGTCTGAATAGCTTAATTAAGCCTCTTCCAATTTCAGACGGTGATGGGGCTAACCACCCCAATACTAATAGTATTAATAGCAGGGGGTCAATCTCAGTATTATTTGTAGTACTATTATCTTGTTGTATATTTTCTACTGGGCCTTCTGGTCGTAATACTGGTCTTACACTACGATCAATGCTTGTGTTTACACCTTGGTTATTCTCTTTACCAAGCTGTGTGTTAGCAGCTACGTTAGTCCCACCAGTAGGAATTAGGGATGTTAACCCACAACTACTTAACGTTGACGTTAGTAGAACTACGATTATCAGACGACTTACCATTTACATATATCCCAAAGAAACCTGCCCCTGCACCTACGATAACCGACACAAACCCTGCTTGAGCATTTGTAGGGTCAGGTAAGTCCATAAACCATGTTGTCGTTTTATAGAAAGCAAAGCCATAGAGTGTAATAATCATACGAGGCCAAATGCGCCACTTATCTAGCCACTCTGGTGTTATAGACATTCTGTGCTATCCTTTTACTTCTAGTAATAATAAGTATCTTACCCTTGTCATCATAAACGTAGTACTTATTATTCTTCCTAATCATTTTACCAAGTAGATTATAAAACCAAGAATACCTATACCAACAATTAACAGTGCGATAGTCACAGTCCAAGTGATTATCTCTTGTATAATCTCTGCCTTACGGTATTCTTGCTCTCGTTTCTCTTTACGTATTCTTGCCTCAGTACGGACTAATTCATCCCATGCTGATGGCCCGTATATGAAACTTATATGCTGACGTAGCTCTTCTCTCATGGACTCTGCTTTACGTTTGGCATTCCAAACTTCTAGAGCTTCAGCTTCTACAGACCCACTTAAAGATTTCCACCAAGGTGGATTATTTGTTTGTTTCTCTGCCTGACCTAAGTCTGACATTGCACCTGCCCATTGGGATAACTGACCGTGCATATCTTGCAAGTCTTTCCCGACAGCAATGCCCTTCTTGATAGCATTGAAAGCGACTGTAGCACCACCAATGATCGTAACTGGGTCTAACATTTACCATCCCCTAATAGTCGGGCATAATGACTTCGGGTTTTAGTTAGCTCTACTTCTCATCATAGACTCTACAGACTTACGAATAGAATTTATGTTTTCGTCAATACGACCTAACATGACAGCCTGTGACTGAGTAAGTTTCTCTAGTTCCATAAGGCGTAGCTCATGCCTAGCTATTTCTCTTGTATTGGCTTCTACGTTAGAGTCAAGACTAGAGACATACCACACTAAAGCTATTGTCTGCATCAGTATTGCTAGGATAAATGAGATAGGAACACTTTTAGATAAGTGCCAAGATTCATTCTCGTTAGTCATTTGGGTAAGCCTTCCAACTCAACTCAAAGTGTGGCCCATCAGGAAAGTTTTTCCAGTCAGCACCACAGGTAATCTCAATGTCTAGTTCTTCAGCAGCAGCCTTCATAGCATCGACAATAGGGTAGAAGTATTCCCAGTCCCAC